TGATCTTCACGATCTCGACGACTTGCAGAAGTTGGAGATGGAAGCTTGCAAACTCGGTGCTTCCGTCGCTCAGATCGTCAAGACTGTTAGTGGTGAAGTCCAAGCCAGCAACCTCCGCGCTGGCACTGCTTCAACCACTCAGAACACCGCTGAGAACTACTACGAGCAGGTCTTTGGATCTGCCGTTAAAGTGCTTAAGAACGGTGATTCATTTGAGCAGTTCGCAACGGAACGTCCCGGTGTAAATATGCGGGAGTACTGGCGTCAGCTAACCGAAAAGGTATGCGCTGGTGTTGGTATTCCTTACGTTCTTGTTTATCCCGAGTCCATGCAGGGAACTGTCTATCGCGGTGCGCTAGATATGTCTGCTGTATGGTTTAAGTCTCGGCATCAAGTGATGTCGTCAGCGGCTCGGCGTATTTATGAATATGTCATGGAGTACGCTATCAAGAGTGATCCTGCTCTCAATGATGCTCCGTCTGATTGGTACGAGGTAGCGATTACCGCTCCCCGCTCCCCGAACGTTGATGTCGGTCGCAATTCCGCTGCACAATTGGCAGAGTTGGAAGCTGGCATTCTGACTTACGATGAGGTCTACGGATCGCGTGGACTTGATTGGCGTTCTTCGCTAGAAGCAAAAGCACAGCAAGCTTTGTTTGTTCGTCAACTCGCTGACAAATACGGAGTTGATGTATCTGAGATTTCGGTGATTCAGAAAGAACGTCCTGCGGCTAGTGCTGCACCGGCTATTGACATTGAAGATGATTCTTCTGAATCTCCGTCTCCAGTTGCTCCGTCAGAAGGTGGATCGCAACCGCTTGTTGTAGAACAAACCGAAGTGACCGCTTCAGTCAAAAAGCAACGTAAGCCGCGAGCCAAGAAAACAAAATGAGCTTCACTAAGAAATCAGATTGGCTTTATTACGCTCCTGCGGCTTCCGCTGGTGAGACTGCGACCATTCAGATCTTTGACCAGATTGGCGAAGATTGGTTTGGTGGTAACGGTCTCTCTGGTAAGCAATTCTCTGACGTTCTTGCTGAAGTTGGCAATGGTCCGCTCTTGGTAGAGATCAACTCTCCCGGTGGCAATGTCTGGGATGGTCTGAGCATCTACAACCAGTTGCGCGGTCGCAAAGCTCCGGTGACTACCCGAGTGGTTGGCATTGCTGCTTCCATTGCTTCGATTATTGCTCTGGCTGGAGATAAAGTAGAGATGGCTGATGCCGCTCTAATGATGATCCACGATCCTTCTGGAATGGCTTCTGGCACTTCGGAAGATATGCGGAAAATGGCTGATGCTCTGGATCAACATGCTGAAGTGTTGGTTGGAGTGTACGCTAAGAAGACCGGACGCTCCCCAGAGTCCATCCGCGCTGCAATGAAGGCGGAGACTTGGTTCACCACCGCCGAAGCGATTCAGTTTGGCTTGGTAGACAAACCCATCAAACAGCTTGCGATGGCTGCTAAGTGGCATCCCCGCGCTGTCACCAAGACCGCTCCCGAGACGGTCAAAAACAACCTCCGCAGAGGTCTTGAGCAATACGCTGAAGGTCTCGCTGGCGAAGGTCTTGAGAAGCAGACCGTTCTTGAGGCTGAGTCTCTCGTTGCTGGAGAGCAACCCACCGAAGATAAGGTTGAGAAAGCAAACGCTTGGTGGGGTCGCAATGAACGCTTTCTTGAGGCTGAACCCAATAGTCCCGCTGATGTAGCTGCCAACCTTTGGGGCGGTGCTGCTGGACGCGATTGGTTCCGCGCTCTGTACGCTCAACTGGAGCGTGAAGAACTGGAGGAAGATGAATCCCCAGACGACAAGATTTCTGCTAATAGCAATAACGCTGTTAGTGAAAATGGCATGGACTCCATGCCGCAACCAACACAACAACCCGACACAAATATGTCCGATAGCACTACTGTGACGGCTGCGGCTGCTCCTGCCGCTTCCGTTGATCTCACCGCGATTCTTGCTAAGCTTTCCGCTCTGGAAGCTTCCATGAAGTCTCCTGCCGCTGCTCCTGCTCCTGAGCCGGTGCGTCCCGTGATTGAGAACCTCGGCAACCCGTTGCTGGAGAAACACAAGTCTCTCCGCGCTGGTGCTGAGCGTAAGGGTTTCTTGATTCAGAACCACAGCGAGTTGCTGCGTCAGTCGCGCTTGATCGCTCCCCAGAACGCGAACACTTTCGCTGCTGGTTTGGTTGTCGATTATCTCGCTGACTCGGTTATCACTGTTGCGACTACTAAGTTGGCTATGATTGCCAATTTCACTCGCAACGTGGGTCTCGATAACTTGCGTCCCCGAGCTACGGTTCAGGTGAAGAAGTTCACTGGTGGTGATGACGCTCAGGACAATCTGACCGACTTCGAGAATAACTCCAACAACGAGTCTACGCTCGCTGCCACTTCGGTGACTGTTAATCAGATCACCAAGACTTTTACCGTCACTCAGCAGGAACTGAATCAGGGTTTCCAGTTGGCTGATCTCGCTCAGGGTTCCGCTGAGATCTTCGCTCTTGCTATTAGCAAGAAGATCACCGCTCAGATGACTTCGGCTCTGTTTGGTGCTGGTACTGTTATCGGTACTGCTGCCAACTTCGACACTAGCGACCTCCCTGCGATCTTGGCTCTGGCTAAGAACTACCGACAGAAGCTGTTGCTGTTGGATGGTAGTCACATGGCTCGCTTGATGTTCTCCGGTCAGTTGACTGCTGCCGCTGGAACCAATCCGTTCCCTGATTCGCGTTATGGTCCCCTGAACAACGGCTATTTCGGATTCGCGAACATCTTGGAGCAGAACGACTGGACTGGAGCTATTGCGAACACTGCTGGTTTCGTCTGCGGTCAGGACGCTATTGCGGTTGCGAGCGGTCTTCCGGTTGGAATGATCGCTGGCGAGTTCGTTGAGCAGCGCACTGTTGAGTTGAGCAACGGTCTGTCTGTGTTGCTCTCTGTGTGGTATAGCCGCGCTTCCCGCGCTCACATGGCGTCTTATGACATCATGTTTGGTGCTGCTGCTGCGGACACTACGCAAGCTGAAGTGCTGATCACCGCTTAATCCTTAAGGATATGCGTCTCGCTACTACCATTGCGGTGGACAAGAACGGCAAATCTAAGCTCGTTGCTGGTCCCGATATTGATGCGTCTCTCCAACGCGACAATTTCAACACTGCGAATGTCCCAGAAGGAGGTAAGCTCGTACTGTGGGTACAGGGAGCCTTAGCACCGAAAGTCCGTAAAGGTTAACCGTTAAAATTGGGGAGGTTGCTGGAAAGTTCCGGTGACCTCCCCTCTAACCGAAAAACAAAATGGCTGGAGTTCAAACCGATATTGCAACGCAGGATTCGATGGGTTTTCAGGGAGCAGTCCCTATTACCACAACCGCGCTCAATTCTGCTGGTTATACTGCAATCCAGTTTGCCGAGAGCGGAACTCTGACTAGCATTGCTGGTCTTGGATTTTCTGGCACTTGGACTGGTATCACGTTCCCCGCTGGATTTATTATCCGTGGACGTATCACTAGCTTTCAACTCGCTTCCGGTAAAGCTGTTGCATATCTCGCCCGTGCTTAATGACATTGGACCTGTCATTAGATCTAGCCGCTGAAGGGGATTCAGCGATTGATCCGTACCCTCCCGCAGCGCGAAATATGCTGCAGGAGGACGACTTCCTAGTCCTACAAGAGGACGGGACGTCGAAAATTGTTTTCTCACTGATCACCGACTAACACTTTTAGACCATGCCAGACTCAAAGATCACAGCACTTGCCAGCACTGGAACCGGAACCGACCCCGCCAATGATCCGCTGGTCATCGTGGACGTTTCCGATACGTCAATGGCTGCAAGCGGTACTACCAAGAAGGTCACGCTGAACAACCTGTTGGCTTGTTCTCCCACCGCCACCCTCGCCAGCGCCACCATCACCGGCGCGGCTACGGTGGGGACGACGCTGGGTGTGACGGGTGTTTCGACGTTTGCTGCTGGCACAGCCGCGCTACCCGCTCTTACAACGACCGGAGACACCAACACCGGCATTTACTACCCTGCGGCAGACACGTTTGCTGTTACTACAGGAGGCACTGAGCGTTATCGTGTAGACTCCGCGGGCAACGTGGGCATAGGCATTGCGCCGAAGACTTGGGTTACCAATCGCGGAGGCATTGAGGTGGCTGGCAAAGCCGCTGCGTTCCTAGCATTGAACGGCACCGGCAATGTGTCGGAAATGTTTTTCAATTCGTACTATGACTCCACTGGTCCGGCTTACAAATACGCTTACGACGGACTTGGTGGACGACATGAGTTTGGATCGGCTGGATGGAGCTGGCTGATCGCTCCGACAAACAGCTCAGGAGCTGGCGCGACTGCTTCGACTTGGACCCAAGCGATGACGCTCGATGCCAGCGGG